TTACCGCCAAGGCTCGTGAAGCCATCAACGCCAAAATAAAGGCTTTGGAACAACAAAAATCTATGGAGCTTAGCAAGTTGTCCGATGAGGAGCTGAAAAAAGAACTGGAGAACCGTTTAAAAATGATATCCCTGCAATTGGAATCGGTCAAGGAAGGCAGCGAGCAGGAGTATCAGTTAAAGATACAACAATTACAGGCACAATACGAGGCGGAACTCTCCAGCACAGAACAGACCGAAAAAATGAAACTTGCCATCAAAACTAAATATAACACTCAAATGGATGAACTTATAGCCGCCCATGAGCAGGATATTATCAACAAGCAACAGGAAGCCATGCGCATACGCTTTGAAACGGAAATCGCACAAGCATATGATAACGAAGAGGAAATTCTTCGTATAAGGATGGAACAAAAGAAAGCCGAGCTCGATAGCCTGCAGCAAATGGAAGGTGAAAGTATAGAAGCATTCAATCTTCGCAAGCTGGAAGTACAGAATGCTTATCTGGAATCCAAAAAAGGACTGAGCGATAAGGAGATTGAAATAGAACAAGCTAAATATGAAGCAATGGAACAGGTGACAAATGGTCTTGTAGCTCTCACAGAACAAATTGGGGAGTCTGACAGAGGGTTTGCTATGGCAAGCAAAATGTTGGCTTTGGCAGAGATCGCCATCAATTCAGGTAAGGCGATCGCAAAAATGGTATCCGCTGAATCAGGGAAAGGTATTCTTGGTATAGCTACAATGGCATCAGGTATTGCAACAATCCTTTCTAACATTGCAAATGCTGTTAAGATAGTTAAAAGTGCTAAATTTGCAGAAGGTGGTTTGGTTACAGGACCGGGGACAGGAACGAGCGACAGTATTCCGGCACAATTGTCGAATGGAGAATCCGTTATAACTGCCAAAGCTACGTCCATGTTCGCCCCTATCCTATCATCCTTCAATATGATGGGTGGAGGTGTACCTATTAATGTAACAGCAACGAATAATCAAACTTTAGGCGAAGATATACTGGCCAGAGCAGTCGCCAAAGGAATGATGATGGCTCCTGCCCCTGTCGTTTCTGTAGAAGAGTTTACCTCAGTTGCGAATAGAATTAAATACATAGAAGAAAGCGGTAGTTTATGAAAGCATACGAACTATTATATATAAACAGGAACACTCTTAGGATAATGTCTGAAATGTCATTAGATGCATCAGATATTAAATACCTAGAAATGTATAAAGACTACACCCGTCTTACGGCTGAAGGTCATAAAAAGGCATATATCATGCAGTACCTGGCAGATGAATACAGCATTTCAGAAAGGACCATCTATAGAGTCATTGACAGGTTGTCCGTTGACGTTTCAATTCAATAAGGGGGAAGATTATTCTTCCCCTTATTTTTTTACTGACAAAGCGTGTCAGTGCTATTGTGTTCTGAAATTCTTATAGCCATATACCGTTTTTTACCTTTGCTTCAAAATAGATTATATATGGCGAAATTATACATCAACAAAGATATTGTTGCGGATAAAGACAAAATGGAAAATTGGTATCTAACTGGTGAAGATGGATTGTCTTTTCCCGATATTCAAAATTTCCTATCTTGGATAGATCCGAATGACCACGTTATTGATATTGAGATACATTCATGCGGTGGTGATGCCGTTGAAGGGTATGCCATTTATGACGCCTTACGTGCTTCAGGAAAGCAAATCAGCTGTACTGCAGTAGGACGATGTGCATCCATGGCAACCGTGATATTATTGGCCGCTGCAAAAGAAAGACGTTTTGCTTATCCACATGCAAAGTTTCTTATTCACAAGCCTTATATGGCTTCATACGATGGAGACCTTGATCTTGAAACCCTAGAATCAATAAAATCAAACTTGGAGAGTGAAAAAAACAAGATGCTAGCTTTGTATGTAGAACGCACAGGATCGGAAGCCTCAGTTATCGAAGCCCAAATGAATAAAGCCGGTTGGTTTGGTGGTGAAACAGCCAAACAATTAGGTTTTATCACGACCGTTCTTATGCCTACAACTGCCAAAGGGAGAACTTACACATTTAATAACAAAAAAATGAACAAAGAAAAAGAAGTAACAGTGAAGCAGACTATCATAGACAGGCTGCTGGCCAAATGCGGCTATCAAAAAATTGAAGACGTACAGGTCGTATCTATGGAATTGACAAATGCCGAAGGTAACACGCTTACCGTGGAAAGAGATGAAGGTGAACCCCAAGTAGGAGATACAGCAAGTCCCGATGGCGAACATGTCATGCCTGACGGAAAGACTATCATTGTGACAGATGGCGTTATTACAGAAATTAAAGATCCTGATGAATTGGAAGAGGATGAAGTGAAAGCTTTAAAAGCCCGTATAGAAGAGTTGGAAACTGAGAATGCTTCTCTAAAGACGAATGCCCGTACCATTGAGGACAACAAGATTCTGAACGCAGTCCGTATGGCCGGGGGCGAAAACTGGCTGGCAAAACATTGTAGTACTTATAAAGTGTCAGCTCGTACCCAAACGTTCAACAAGGGTATAAAAGGAGTAGAAGAAAATGAAACGCCTATTCAGAGAAAACTTCGTGAAGAAAGAGAAAAAAGAAACAACAAGTAATAAAAGGAGGGGAAATGCCTATTTTAGATTTTGACAAACTTACACCTGATAATCAGGCTGTAAAAGACTTGAAAGACCTTATTCAGTTAACAGTCTTTCAAAACGAGGACATGGAGCGTTTTATGACGTTTATGCCCAATGTGACTAACGGTAAAAAAGCAGGTTTTATCGGTGAAATGGAAGATATCGGAGTAGCCGGCTCCGGATGCGACCCTGAATATAAAAAAGTGGCTATCGCTGCCGCCCAAAAGGAATGGGAAATCGGGGATTGGCAAATTCCTTTGGAAATGTGCTATACAGACTTGGAAAACACCATTGCCAAGTACTGCCTTAAAACGGGAACAAATATAGGAGACCTGACATCGACCGAATATATGGACGGTATTGTACTGCCGAAGCTGTCTGAAGCTATGATGAAAATGATGTGGCGTTTTACATGGTTTGGAGATAAATCAGCAGCGTCTGTCACTGGAGGTGGTCAAATCACTGACGGAGTAAACATCGAACTATTTAAAACATGTGACGGTTTTTTCAAACGTCTGTTTGCCATCTGTACCAACAATGCCGAACAGCACACTGAAATTGCAGCCAACGCAGAAGAATCATATGCATTACAAAAATCAAAGATGAAAGAAACAGGCATTGCCACATCAATATTCGATGCGATGTTGCAAGATGCCGACAGCCGGATTTTCCAAAAAGACGGATGCGCAATTTTCGCCACCAAGTCAATGTGCGATGCTCTGACTCACGATATGAAAGAAAAGTACAAGGTAATCATGCCCTGGGAAGTTGTATTTGACGGTGTAGAGGTCAGCAAATACGATGGAACAACCATCGTTAAATGTTCCATTTGGGATAGATTTATTCAAGCCTATCAGAACAACAAAACCAAACTTAACTTACCGCATCGTGCTGTTTTATGTTCTCCTGAGAACTTGATGTATGGATGTGAGGGCACCGAACCGATGTCGGACTTGGATATCTGGTTTGATAAGAAAGCCCGCAAGAACTACATTTATTCAACAGGAAAATTAGGTTCCATGATTGGCGAAGATGAGTTGGTACAGGTAGCATACTAACGAAAAAGAGCAAATATGGCAATATGTGATATAACAATCAAAAAGGACATCGCACCATCGTGCGATGATCCTATCGTTCCCGGGCTGGAACAGGAAGGTGTGATAATGAATCGCGCAGACGTGGATTTAGGTGCGGTTACATTCAACGCAACCCGTAAGAATGTGATCGAAACTCTTGCACTGAAAACAGGTAAAAAAGGTTACAAGGTACAGGTATTCGGTGCAACCCCCTTTACTGGTACCAATACAACCTTGGCAACAGGAACCTATCGTAACACGTTTACTAACACAGTGAACATGGTTGTATTAGCAAATGACCCCGATGTATGCAATGACATTATTGACGGGCTTGCTAACGGTGATTTTGTCGTTGTATTGGAAAATAAAGCCAAAGGGTTAAATAAAACCGAAAATCCGGGAGATTCAGCTTTCCAGGTTTACGGTTACTACCAAGGTTTGAAAGCCGCAGAGATCGGCAATGACAAGTATTCCGAAGAAACGGAAGGGGGATGGAATATCTCTTTGCAAGAAACCAAGGTTCCCAAATCAGCATTATTCTTGTACAAAACATCTTACGATGCGACAAAAACGCTTGTTGAAACACTGACAAAACCAGCTGAATGATTATGGAGTTAGAAGAAGTGGTTGATAAATTAAAGGAGCTAGGAGATCTTCCCTCCTACTCCTCTTCTGATAAATCGGAGATAGAAAGATTGTACAAGGAAGTATTAGGAAAAGAATTCACCAAGACATCGTGTAACGACTGCTATCGCGATGCTGTAATCGAAATGACTGTTTACATCAAAAAGAATAACCGTATGAAAGAAAAATGTAATTATATATTAAAGAATGGTGTCCTGCTTCAACCGGAGTTCGGAAGCAATAAAATGTACACTAATGACAACCTCACTGATGAAGTTGCTGAAAAGTACCTTGCCAAAAATCCGAAAGGTGAAATTTATTTCGCCCATGTACCTACGGACTGGAAAGAACGTGTTAACAAATGTGGATACAATCAAAGCCTGCTTGATTCAATGGTAGAATCATTACAAGACGGAGTTTCTGAAGAATCCGTGGCTGACACGTTGAAAGATTTCCAAATCAACGGCAAGAAAATCAGTAAAAAAGTTCTGAATCTGCATCTAAGCAAGGCCATTGAAATTGTGAACGCAATGAATGGAGAAGGCGAAGATAAAGTTGAATAAAAGAAATAAAGGACGAACGTAAACCTCGCGAATATGAGAGTAAGAGATCTAAAAAAGAAAAGCAGTAACCGCATTGATACAAGCTATTTACAAAATCTAGGAATTCAAGCCTACGGACAGGACAACCTATATCCGCAGACATTAAAGAATATCATTGCTGCAAGCTCTACTGCATCTGAATGCTCAGACCGTTTCGCTGACTTCATTGAAGGAAACGGATTCCGTGAGGTTGCTTTTTCCAAATATGTAGTCAATCGAAAAGGTGACACATTGGATGATGTGCACATGTTACTATGTAAAGACATGTCCGAACTCAATGGAATAGCAATCCATGTTAACTACAATGTTTTCTGTGAGATAGTGGAGATGCAGCACGTACCATTTGAAAATTGCCGTCTGACAGAAGAAGATGAAAACGGTTATGTGGCAAAAATAGCAGTACATCCAGACTGGAGCGGAAAGAAGACACGTAAAGGGAAAGCTCTGCAGGTCAAGAAAGAAAACATCGACTATATAGATGTTTTTAACCCTCAAAAAGATGTTATACTGGCTCAAATAGAAGCAGCCGGAGGCATTGAATACTACAAAGGTCAAATCCTATGGGTGTCAATGGCCGGGAAAAATACTTATCCAGTCGGAAAAGGTGACCGGGTAGCTACAGAGATGAGTACCGATGAAGGTCTGTCCAATGTCAAGTACAGAAATGTACGAAATAATTTCTTCCCTGGCGCTATGATATTCACCAAAAAGGGATCGAACATAACCTTTGACGAAGAAGGCAACGAAGTGAAAGATACAGACGATGATGACAGTTTCTCAAATACACTCATCCAGTTGCAAGGTGATACGAATGCAGCAAAGATCATGGAAGTTACTTTAGAAAACGATGAGGAAAAGCCTGAAATAGTAAATATGAACTCACAAAATTACGACAAAG